CTGTTCGAGAATATCAATAGAGTATTTATATCTATTATTGAGTAAATCAGTATTTGTTACTTTCATAATATGTTACTTAAAGTGGATCAAACTATTTAAGTCATTTCACTTTGTTACACCTTTGAAAATTTATCCCCTCAAAAATATAATTTATTACATAATAAAATATATTTTTATCTAGCATACATAACACCACAATTACCCCCAACAAATGTTAGAACATTATATCTTTCTTCGTGAATATTGAGATTGTAATTGTAATTATATATCCTCCATGTAGGCTTATTTACACCGATAATATCTCCTGATAATGGGTCACAAATCGTATAAAAATTTGCGGATGGATCCAATGGAGGAACATATGTCTGGAATTCAAATTGTATATCATTGAATTTACTTAGATTCATTGCACCCGATGGTTGAAAATCAAATGGATCATTATGAATAGCAAAACTATAATTGTATAACCCGTCTGGTGCGTTTCCAGAGGTCCTTACATATTTTTCAATATAATTATATATACCAGCATCCATCACATTTTCTCTATATTTTCCGTCCATCAAAATACCAAGACGCATTAAAATGTCCTTTTCATTCGCAACATTATATATACCAGTATAAGTAAGGAATGTATGGGAACCATCTGGTGCTTGTCCTGGACCAATATTTGTAGCACCACTACAATCAACCACATTCCAACTACCATCATAAGGTGCGAAATCGGATTGATGTGGAATGGTTTTATACGGCCAATTTGTATAATTGCTCCATTCATTTCTTAAGTTTGCATCACTTCTTTGAAAAGTCCACATCCATGATGAAACCATTCCCATTGTGCTGTCTAATTTTACCCGCTGATTTCCGGTTACATTAAAATATTTCCATTCATAAATAGATTTGAATAAATATTTTTGTTCTTTAGCAGCAAATACTTTGGATTCCTCTTCTGTTAAAAATCCATAGGTTGATATTAAATGTGTATCTGCATTCCAATTTGTCCTCTTATCAACATAATTTAATGAAATATCCGGAGGAGGTTGTAAAAATCTATAAAATTGTTGTAGAGATTCATTTTGATTAGCCTGTATATGAGGATAATCATTTGTCGTATCTGTTACATCACGAATTGTAAATAATTCATTGATTGGTCTTAATGTAATGTTTATTTCTAATTCATTGTACTGTAATGCTACTAGTGGGAAAGCCATCTTTGCTGCTAAAGTAAACCAACAATTAATAGGAATATATATTTTTCTAGCTCTAATAGATGGTTCTGGACCCTGTACGGCATTAGTATAATAAGCACTAGGGTATGCATTAACTCTACCATATGCATTGGCTGGATCATTTAATTCAGGAACATTGCCTGTCATTTTATCATATAATTCTTTCTTATCAGTAGTAAAATCTCTCTCCAACATGGCTAATAAATAAGCCCCTGAATATTTATTTATGGTTTGACCTCCTACATTTATTTCAACTTCTTCAATCATTTGTGTTCCCAAATTATCAATCCATTTAAAATCGTAAGGAACCCACGCTCCAGAACAATCCTGTGGTGGATATATTGGACTCCAAATAGTCGGTAGTTGAACTACTAAATATGTATCCATCAATAATTCAGCATATCTTTTCATTCTAAATGTGAATTTAGATGATTCTGTAATTCTTAAAGATCGTTGTCCATCAAAATCAATTCTGAACTTTTGAAGACCAAAATTAGTATATTTTTTATATGTTGTTCTGAAAAATGTCTTTGACGGATTTCCATTTAAATATACATTTTGATTTCCAAAGGCAACTATATTTAACAATCCTCCTGGCATATATATTCCTTATACACAATAATTATTTAACTTTTTATTCTAATAACTAATATTTAGTAATTTATGACAGTATACATTAAATTATTTTTTCATTACCTAATATAAGTAAATGGAGCACGCTAAAAAAATGTACTCGAAATTAAATTTAGAGCAAAATAAAGCTACTACATTAAAATATATAGCTTATTTTGTAGTTGCCATTTTAATATTCGGCTTATCTGCTTATACAATAAACAAAATGCAACTAAACGATGTTAATTGTGAAAACTTAAAAAAAATTTATACGGAATTCCCTAAGATTTCTTCTGTTAATTTTAATGATAATGCTTATTCATATTTGTTGCGCGATTATTATGTAAAAACTGCTTATAACTGCTGCTGTTCAGGACAATTTAAAAACGACTATGTAAATGTGTGCGCTTTAAAAACATGTATTTCTCAAGGTGCGAGAGTACTCGATTTTGAAATTTATTCTGTCAATGATGAACCAGTCATAGCGACATCTTCTATTGATAATTATCACGTTAAAGAAACATACAATTATATCAATTTTTCAGAGGTTATGAATATAGTAAGAAATTATGCGTTTAGCGGAGGATCATGTCCTAACCCTAACGATCCACTTGTTCTTCATTTTAGAATCCAAAGTAATAATGAAAAAATTTATAAGAAAATGGCTGACGCTATTTACGGAACACTTGAAAGTAAACTTTTAGAAAAAATATATAGTTATGAATATTATGGTCATAATTTAGGAGCTATTGCTCTCAAAGAATTTCAAAATAAAGTAATCATTTCAGTTGATCGTTCTAACCCCTTATTTACATCTACACCATTGGATGAATACGTCAATATCGCATCGAATTCTGTATTTTTAAGAGCTTCTAGGGATTATGATATTAAATACACACCCGACAGTAAAGAACTTATTGAATATAATAAAAAATTTATGACTATGAGTATGCCAGATATGAGTGCCTACGATACAAATGTTTCTGCTGCTCTTAACTTTAAATATGGTTGTCAATGGGTTGGTATGTGTTTTCAAAACTTCGATTCTAATATGCAGTATTACGATATGTTTTTCGATAAAACTGGTCACGCGTTTGTATTAAAACCAGAGTACCTTAGATATATACCTGTTACTATTCCAGTACCAACACCACAAAAACCTGAAAATTCATTTTCTACTCGAAATACTTCTACTGATTATTACTCATTTAATATTTAATTTAATTTTATATAATACTTTCTCTAGTCATATTATATATAATGTCATCTTGTAAATCAAAATTTACCTTAGAAGAAAAGGAAGTTGAAATATTAAGAGATGCTATTGATATTGCGGAGAAAAGAAAAGGAAAACGAGTTGTAAGTGACCCAGATGTAAAAAAAATTATTTCTATTTTAGAAGATTTTCTTAAAAGAAAAAAGCTGGTATGCTATGGTGGAACGGCTATTAATAATATTCTTCCTCTAGAAGATCAATTCTACGATAAAGATGTGGAAATCCCAGATTATGATTTCTATTCACCTAATGCTCTTGATGATGCAAAGGAATTAGCCGATATATACTTTAAAGATGGTTTTCAAGAAGTAGAGGCCAAGGCTGGTGTTCATCACGGAACATACAAAGTATATGTCAATTTTATTCCTGTTGCTGATATTACATTCTTGGAAAAATCACTCTTTAAAAGAGTTCAAAAAGACGCTATTCGTGTTTATGGCATCCTTTACTGCCCCCCTAATTTCCTTCGTATGAATATGTATTTAGAACTTTCTAGACCAGCAGGAGATATTAGCAGATGGGAGAAGGTACTTAAACGCCTTATTCTCTTGAACAAAAATTACCCACTTAAGGGGAAACATTGTGACCCGAAATTATTTTTAAGAGATTTTGAAATGACCGATGATAAAGGAGCCGAAAAATTGTATTATACTGTTCGAGATTCTTTTATTGATCAAGGATTAATTTTCTTTGGTGGTTATGCCAGTTTTCTTTATTCACAGTATATGCCAACCAAGCAAAAAAAACTGTTTCAAAAAACACCTGACTTTGATGTATTATCCGAAGAACCAGAAAAGGCAGCAACTATATTAAAAGAAAGATTGGAAGATTTTGATTATAAAGGTATTAAAATTATTAAACGCGATGGTATTGGAGAAGTTGTTGCACCACATTTTGAAATTAAAGTTAAGATGGGTAAAGTTGAAGAAACTGTTGCATTTATATATAAACCATTAGCATGTCATAGTTATAATGTTATTAAAAAAGGTAATAAATCCGTTCGTGTAGCAACTATTGATACAATGTTAAGTTTTTATTTTTCATTTTATTACAGTGATAGAGATTATTATGATGAAAATCGTATTTTATGTATGGCTCAATATTTATTTGATGTTCAACAGAAAAATAGACTTGAACAGAAAGGCGTCCTTAAACGATTTAGTATTAATTGCTATGGAACACAAGATACATTAGAAGATATGAAAATTGCAAAGTCTGAAAAATATAAGGAATTAAAATCAAAAAGAAATACAAAAGAATATGAATCATGGTTCTTAAGATATATTCCACTTGAAGAAAGTACAAAAAAACAAGCTGTGAAGTTAGACAAAAAATCTTGCAAAAACAAAACTAGAACTAAAGGTAAAACGCGAAAGTCTAAAGGAAAAACAAAGAAAAATCTTATTAACTTGTTATTTTAATTTTTATTTCTCAGGATAAAATATATGAATTATAAAATTATTATTCTTATATTTGTATTTATACTTACCTTATTTATTCCGTATTTAACAACGAAAGAAGGATTTCAATCTTATCCTGCATGTATTGAAGAAGGATATCCTATGGATTTCTGCATGAAAACCCCTGTTGAATCTACTTCAGGATCTAATTTTTGTAGTTGTGGATCTGGATTTTTTGGCTCATTTCATATGGACGACGGTAAATGCTATTGTTATTTATTTGATGGTCTTCTTCCACAGAATACATCAAAACCATTTGAAACGAGTCCTTTTTAAAAATGTTGAATTTTTTATAGACCACAACCCATACAATCTCTAGCAAACATACAATCATTATACCCATACCCTGGATATTGACATCCCCAATTATTATTTCCAATATTTGTACAACCATCTTTACATTCGCCAGTAAACCAATACCCAGATGTCAGCCAAGGAATATATCTTCGCCCATAGTTCATTATAGGTGGTCTGTAACTATAACCTATATTTCCACCATACCATCTTCTTCCACCTCTGCGACCTATACCTCCTCTGTGACGTCTTCCTCCATGTCCTCTACGACCTCCTCCTCTTCCTCCTCCACCTCTTCCACCTCTTCCGCCTCTTCCGCCTCTTACACCTTCAATAATATCATACGACTCTAATTGAGGAATTACAAAAAATATTATACTTAAAACTGCAAAAACTACTAATGTAAAAATACCAATTACACCCATTTATATATTCATAAGAATAAATTAAATATTCTAATGCTCTAAATTGTCATATATATCATTACATCTGTCCATAAATTTTTAAAAATAATTATATATTTTTTTACTATCTGTTCATTCTTCCAATTGTCAGGAATTAAATATTCGATATGTAGTCCTAATCCAAATATATAAATGATCATTGTATATATTATTTCTCTTAATCTAAATAATAATATTTCTTTCATTCCCCAATCATCTACATAACTACACATATTATTTGGTTGATGTGTTTCTATAAATTTATGCATGTCTAACAATCCCTCGAATATACGCGGATATATATTTTTTTCATTTTTTATGAAAAGCATTTTTGTTATTTTGTCGAAACTTTGCAAATTTAAAAATATTATTTTCCTGTTTTTATATCGCTTTTTAAACATATATGGAAAGGCTCCATCTATACAGCCATCTTTATATGTCATACTACCATTTGATAAATATGGTATATGAACTGTTTTCAATATACAATTTATTATATCATCATTATTTTTATAATTTTTCTTTAATATCTGTTTCCCTTTGAATGCATCAAAATAGGTCATGTACAAATTATTTTGTAACTTAATTAAATCTGTGTCATCCATATTTTCTCTTAGCAATTTCTCATTTATTATATATTTAATCTTTCTCTTTTTTCTTACTATTTTATAAGACCTGTTACATATGTCAAATGCTATATCTAATTTATCGGTTAAAAAACATAATCCCATTAATGCACCAATACTACAACCAGATATTCGTTTTATTATTATCTTCCCTCTACGTTCCATTTCTTTTAGGTAAAATAATCCTCCCAACATATATATTCCGTTAAATGCTCCGCCATCTAATATCAAGTCTATTTCTTTTGGAATCTGTTTATCATCAATATTATCTATCATTGAATTTATAAATGTGGCGAGTGTCATATTAATTTGAGTAAATATTTCTTTTCTATTATATTTACTCATTGTACAATGGAACGACCCACATGGCAAGAATACTTCAAACAAATGACAGAATGTACTGCATTACGTTCTCCGTGTGAACGTCTTAAAGTTGGATGTTTGCTAGTGAATGATAATAGAATCATAGCACAAGGATATAATGGATTTTTACCAGGAGCTCCGCATGAATCTAAAGTTATTAACGGGCACGAACAATCTACAGTACATGCTGAACAAAATGCTATTACGGATTGTGCTAAAAGAGGTGTAAGTAGCAATGAATGCGATGCTTATATTACTCATTATCCGTGTGTAAATTGTATGAAAATACTGTGTGCTTCTGGAATAAAAAATATTTATTATATCAATGATTATAACAATGACCCTCTTGTCGAGTACTTTAAAAAAATTTCTAATATTCAGGAATTAGTCCAAATATAGTAGGGTAGGGTTTTATGTGCAAAAAGTACTCTTCAAAATAAAATTGAAGTCCATGTGTTCCCACTGATGTAGGTCATATAGAAATTAAAAATTAGAGAGATGACATATAGAACGAGAGCCCAAACTAGGTTTTTCCAAGATGAACAGCCTGCCTTATTGGGTCATACCAATAACGGTGTCCGTAGCAAGTACCACGGTCATCAGGACTGTTGGGATAGGCGTTTTAATGGCCGTCATACTATCCCCACACTTAATTATCATAATGTAAAAGACTTACAGAGCACTTGTGGGTACTTGACTGATGATGACTTCATTGAAAAGGAGGACGATGAGTGTGATACTAATTCCGAGTCTGAGTCCGAGTCCGATGATGAGGTTGAATCTGATGATGAGGTTGAATCTG